CCCTGCGGAGGGTCTTGTACTGGGTATTGTACTGGCCCGGGATAGCCGGGAACACGTACTTCATGAGAGGGGCGCCGAAGGGCAGCATAGCCTGGACTTCCTCATCCGGACCAGCCTTAATCTCCGGGGCCGTAACGACCAGGTAGTCCTGGGCGGTCGGGTTGAAGATCGAGTTGGCCTTGAGCATCGGATCAGCGATGAACTCAATGGTCGGAATCTTGCCGTCTTTTCCCGTTCCACCCATATAGTTATCCTCGAAGATCTTTTTCGGGGCAATGGGGGAGTAGTTCTGGGAGTAGGGCAGTGAGGTGAGTAGGTTGTACGCCTGGGGGCTCATGGCTACCTTGATCTTGTCGAACTTGTTGTCCGAAGCGTCCAGGAACGCATTGATGGCCTTGAAGACCGCAGAGTACGCATCGGCACCCTTCGTGGTGCTGGCTCCGGCCGCGATTTCCGCGAGGGAATCAGTCGGCCAAGCTTCGATCGGGTTGATGTTGAAGATGCCCTGGGTATCCGTTTCCGCATTGCCGTAGTAGACAATGTAGTCCGTGAGCATGTCAATGACGTAGTTGGCGTATGACTGCTTGCGGGAGATTGCCTGACCAGCAAAGGGATTGTCGTTGGACTTAGCCCTTTCGAGCTCTTCCTGGGACAAGGAGTAGGAGACTGAGAGGTTGATAACCGGAGCGGTCATCAGGCCAGCCTTCACGTTCACGTCATTGACCAGATTGTTCTGGGCAGAACCGGTCTGAGCCGCGATGGCGAAACCAGCATACTGCTCGAGAGCGAGGGTCATGAGCTCAGCCCAGGGATTCGTACCCTGTTCAATGCTCACTAGGTCACGGGCGTGGGAGTAAAGGAGAGGTTCCTTGAACACCTTCTGGAAGAACGACACGTTCCAGGGGGAGTAGGTCTGGCCAATCAGAGGATTGACAGAGTCCATGGCTCCCGACTTGAGGATGTCGTAGGCCCACTTACGGGTGTTGGAGTTGTACCTCGGGCGCATGGCACATTTGTTCGGGTCCTGTTTGAAGAGGGCTTCCATCTCAGCAGTGGCATTGTAGCCAGAAATGAGACCGGAGTCACCAACAAAGATGGCGTCCTGTGCATGGGGAGGAGTGGAGAAGTGCGGGTCACTAGCAGGACCCATAGCAAGCTCAAAACCATTTGTAGCCCTCGCAAGGGCCGGGTTTTCACTCATAAAACCGTTCAGAACGGTTTTCAGAGGCTTGCAAGAAGAGTGCATCTTTATTTCCATTTTACCTCTCCTTACGCGATCGTGTAGACAGCCGTCAAGATGTTGGACGGTGCATAGTTGGTTGCAAACGCGCGGGCCCTGAGGGTCGTGGTCGCTGCAATGGAAATCGCCACGGTGTACTCAGTGTCCGTTTCGTCGGGCTCAGAGCCATCGAGGGTGTAGTAGATCGTTGAAGAGCCAGTGGCACAGGTCAGAGAGACTGACTGTGTAGTGGCATAGGAACCAGCCGCGGGAGAAGCAGCAGGGGTAGCTACGACAGGAAGCTCCTCAGCAGCAGAGAGAGCGTCTCCACCAAAGAAGATCGTCACGCCATTGCCATCGAAGTCTTTCGCGATGACCGCGGCATTTAGCATCGTATAGCCCGTGGGAGCCGCAACGGTAGCGGCCGGTACGAACTCGATAACACCGGTGGTGTCATTGGCTATAACCTTGCAACCGAGAACCGGGTCGATGGCGCCTGCAGCGACTTTGGTCCATACTGAATACTGAACCGGCCCGAAGATCGCAGCCGCGGCAGGGTTGCCGGGGAAATACGAACTGGGCTTGCCGGGATCGTTCTGGGAGATGGCCGCATCGAAGAGCAGCACACCACGAGGAATGGAGCCAGTAGGAATGCCTACACGGAAGCTTCCAGGCTCATTGGGGAAAGAAGAGACCAGAACGCCGAACGCCGGGTCCTGGGTTTCCAGATGGTCGATCACACCACCTGCCGTCATCGGCAGCTGATGGAGGAACATCGGAACGCCATTAAGTTTCGCAGCACCCTTGAAACCTATGGCGAGAGAAGCATTCTGAGAAATCATATACGCTCCTTCACACCGAAGTTCTCGCTGAAGAATGCAGCGAGGCTTGTCTTGTTATGTTTACCATCATCACTAAGTGATGCTGTGAAACCCAAAGAATCCTTTGTTGCGGGCTCAGTCTCTTCGACCTTGGGAGTCTCTTCGACCTTGGGAGTCTCCTCCGAAGTGGCCTCAGGCTTAACCTCAGGAGCAGCTTCCTCAGCTACCGGCTTTACTTCCGGTGTTACCTCAGCCTGCTCTTCAGAGAGGAGTTCCTGAAGAATATAGATAGCCTGTTTCGGTGATATTTTCTTACCCTTAAGGCTACCAAGGAAGGAGGATATGTCCTCATCAGAGCAGCCATCTTCACCGACTGCCTTCTGACCAGGAACATACTGAGCTGGCTTCGTGAGGCTAGTGCCGCCAGGGGCAGTGTCCTCTGAGGTGGGCTCAGCTACTACAGCAGGCTCCTGTGTAGGTTCCTCTGTAACCGTCGCCACAGGTTCTTTAGTGGCCACAGGCTCCTCAGAAGCTGGAGCTACTCCGACTCCGGTCATTTCTGCCATAGCAGCAGTATCGAGTTCCTCAAACAAGGAAGCGATCATCTCAGCGGCTTCGGAGACAGCTGCCGGGTCCATCATCTTGCTTTGTTTGAAGTCTTCCAAGAAACGGGCTAATTTTCCTTTGCCTTCAGACTCTGGCAAGGTCACAGCGAGCTTCTCTACTTCTGCTACTTTAGCCGCTATTTCCTCATCAGACATAGCATCTTTCTTCTCAGCTATCTCCATAAGGATACGGCGTGCAGCACCAAGGTCGGTATCTTCTGCGCCATTGGCTTTCTTCTTCAGGAAGCGCCAAAGGCCTGAGAAGAACCTTTTATCCTTCATGCTTCTACCCCCTTCACTATCAAAAATACAAGTGGCGGAACCGCCCCTCGCTTTACGAACTAAAGCTACATGATTAGCATCAGTTATGTCAGTGACCATAAGCTGATAATCCTCATCGTTGTGTACACCTTTTGACCAAATAACTGTAGGATTATACCCAGGTGATATTTCTCTAATCCCAGAGTCATAAGCATCAATGCTACTAGCCGTAACCAAAGTCATCGATGATATAAGGAAGACCTCATTGGTATTAGGATCATGAACTGCATCAACCTGGTCCCCTGTATAGCCATTCATATATAAGTCTACGTTCACAGGATTAAGCATCTGGTCAGGATGCTCAAGAGTAACAGGAAGCCGTGAGAAAAGATTAGCCTTTCGGGCTAAAACCGTAGCCGGACGGTACACACCGAAGGTTATTTGGTCCTGATATTCAGCCGGAATGGCCGAAATGCCTAGAGAAGGGAGCTCTTCTCGTCTATAAAGATAGACACCAGAACGGGCAATTGCCATGTGTTTTACGAGCTTATTTGCTGCCACGGGCTGCCTCTTTCGTGTTATTTTTAATATTCATGGGCTCATCCGTGTGCTTTTTGGCCCCAGATTCTTCTTGGGACTTTTCTACTGCTTCTTGGGCTTTGACAGCAGCCTCTTGCTCTTTGGCCTTAGCTTCCTGTTCCTTGTCTTGTCGCTCAATAAGCCGGTCTTCGGCCTCTCTATCAACCGCAGCCTGACGGAACTCGCCATCGAACTCTACTTCCCTGAAGAATTGTTTCAGAATATCGATAGCTTGTCCCACAGGGATACCTGACTGAACAAGGGATGAAAGAGAGGCGGCGAAACGAGCTGATGCTTCAGACCTTTCAGTTTCGGTTGCTACCACGGGAGTCTCAAAGGATATAGCTAGGTAGGGCAGATTGCGGATAAGCTCTTCATCCGGACCAAAGCATGATATTGCAACAATCTCGATAGCTGAGCGCAGCATTGGCTTGAGACTGTTCTGACTCATCCTTATGGTTTCGGACTGCTTAAGTAGTACTTCTTCCGTGTTGTTGCTGAATCCCTTAGGCTGAGTATGAAAGAGGATAGACTCAGGCAAACCACTCTGGGCCCCGATATCCTGGCGCAGCATCATGCCCAATTCTTCATACCCTGTGTAGGTTCTATCTACAGCGTATATCTTACCGAACGCGTTGATGGTCTTAGGGTTATTCATCGACCATGAACGGAGCTGAGCATCGTTCTCCTGCATAAACTCACGGACTGACTCGATGCCGTTCTGGGCTATGATACCATCAAGAGGAATCTCATGCATAAGGAGAGACATCTGTTGAGCCATGATCGGGATAGAGGAGATCATTATCTCATAGGCCAAAACCGACCTTATATAACCCTCATAATCGGATACACCCCAGCCAAGCTGACGTATAGCACCCCAGTAGGGAAGTTCCTTAGGACGAATAACCGCTGATCTTTCCGTTGCTACAGCGATACCCGCGATCGGCACATAGTACTGCTTAGCGAAAAGATAGTCCTGGACAGTTATGTTGTACTCAGGAACAACTACAGTGTTCCAACGATCGATAGATACCCAGTGGGATATACTTTCCTTTTTTAATACTTTCTGCTTAACCAACTGCTTCAGGCTGAGCCTGTAAGTGTTGACGTCATCATCTTTAAGACTGGGATAAAGAACTGCTCCACCGTATATGAAGCCATCACGCATTGCATCAACCAACTTAGGTGAAAAACCGGTTGAGTCGCAATACTCTTTGAGCTGACTTATCTTATTCTGATCCCAGTAGGGATGCTTCGATTCGAACTGGTAGCCATTGAGGAGTACACTCTTTGCCTTTTTATCAATGATAAGCTGAGGCAGGCCTCCAGAGGCATACGATGCAGTTGCTTCCATCGGGCCCATGGCTACTGGGGTATAGGCCTGATTGTAGTACCCCGAATCCATGGGGGTGTTCACATTAGCCATAGGATTGGTAAAGCCGTCCGTTGCCAGACTTTTCTTAAGTTCAGCCAGAGACTGGAACTCTATACCATCTCTGACATAGCCAGCTTTTACTTCCTCAAAGGCTAAAGTTTTTATAGCATCAATACAACCAACAGAGTGAGAGCCCGCACGGGCTTGTGAGTCCTGCGCAACAAGGGGAGCTCCTTTGGCTAGTTCCCCGTATATCTCACGAATATATTTAGGTAGAGTTGTATTCTTTTGGAGTTCATCAAAGGACTTCATGCTGCTTCCTCTTGATTCTCTTTGCCATGCACAACAACAGTATACAGGTCTTTGAAGATAGGCATTGACGCGACTATTCTCCAGACTGCGTACTCCGCTCCATCACAGATATGATCCGGAGCCTTAATTCCTTGGCCCTTCTCAGGGTCACCCCTCTTATCGAATTGCCGCGTTTTCAGGGCCA